GAAAAAGCGGCCTTGGTGCCTGACGCTGCCAAGAGCCTGCCACCTGCTGAGCAGGAAGCGGCAGTGCAAAAACGCCTGAACGAGAATTATGCGTTTCTGGATTTGATGGTGGCCAACCGTGGCATGCCCAAGGATATGGCGCAGCACTTGGAATTGTCGCTGGGTGACAGCGCCAAAGGCCATGCCGCCATTGAGTGGTTCAAGGCGCAATTGCAGCAAGGCGGTGCCCAGCCCGGTGCGCATGGCCAAGGTGGTGGTGGAACAGACACGCGCGAGAGCATTCGGGCCGAAATGGCGGCGCTGAAACCAACTGATCCGCAATACGCGCAAAAGAGTGCGGCGCTTGATGAAAAATACAAACGCCTGTTGGGCAACTAGCCGCATTTGACGGTGTTTGCGCGGTCCTAGTGTTGCACGCATGCGACTAGGGCCGCGACCCGGCACAGCGGGCTATCCTTCACCGGACCCCTCCACTGGCTGGCTATCCCTCGACGTTGCGCAAACTGAACGCACAACAGAGGATTACTCTCATGCAAAATATTTCCACTTGGTTTACTGAAAAGATCAAGGACAAGGTGACAATTGCCGTGCAGGCCAATGGTGGCCTTCTCGACAACACCTTCATGAATGGCGACGAGACGGCGGGCACCATCAAATTCCCAATCGTCAACGGCACGTCCACCATGTACAAGTTGACCGGGGCTATTGAGCCGGTGCCTGTGAACAACCCCGGTGTATCGACTGTGCAAGTCATCATGGATGACTTTGAAGACACGCAGTTCTGGCGCACGCAAGATGCCTACAAGTCCGGCCCGAATGAGCAAGATGCTCTTGCCAATTTGATGGCCATGGGTGTGCGCCGCAAGCGTGACACCATCCGGCTTGATGCACTGGATGCGTTTTATACGCTTGACGGTGGCACCAACATCACCACCACCGGCACGGGCGCTGAAGTGCCAGACATTCTGCATTTTGAAAAGATGCGGGCTGAGTTGGCGTCTTATGGCGACAATGGCGATGCTGACGAGGTGTTTGTCACCATTCCTGAAATGTGGGCCAGTCAGCTGGCGCTCTACAAGGAATTCGGCAACACCCAGTGGGGTGCCGGTTTTGCCGCTGAAGGCTTCAGTGCTGCACAGCGCATGAAAATGAAGGCTGTGCGCGGCATTACCTATATTGTGGTGCCCGACAGCTACATGCGTTCGCCTGCTGGCCAGCCGACGCAGCTTTACACCTATATGTGGCGCAAGTCTGCCTTGGGTGCCAACACGGTCTATAATCAGGAAGCGGCCACCATGTCGATCCGCAATGATCTGCAAGGCGACCCCTACCAGATGAAAACCAAGCTTTCTGCTGCCGCCATTGGCATTCAGGCCAAGTGCGTGCGCCGGGCGCTGCTGCAGAAGATCACCACGGTCGTTCGCGGCCCATAAGCTGATTGGCGGCGCGGCAATGAGGCTGCGCTGCCTTTTCACACTGTTGAAATTTGGAGATTATCATGCCTTTAAACAAACGTTCCGTTGTGCAAGCGCACAGCATTCCCTATGCGGCTGATACGCCGCCTTGCAACGTCTACGAATATGCGACCCCTGATGCCGTCGCCACTGTGGTTGCCGCTGGCTACTTCAATGGCTTGCGTGATGATGGCCGTATTCGTGTCAACGACTACATCAATTGCTACTGCGTGATGGGTGGTGTGGGTGACAAGGTTGAACTTGTGTTCACCGCTGTGCCTGCCACTGGCAACGTGACGGTTGCTGTGAACGGCGAAGCTGCTGGCACTTAACCTTTAACAAAACTTCGGAGGCTGGCATGGCGATCACGGCTATTGACAAGGTGCATGTTGTTAATCGTGCGCTGTTGAAGCTGGGCTTGCCAGCCTCCTACACAATTGATGCGGAAAATAGTTTGGGCGGCATTGTCGATGGCGTGTGGCCGGGAGTTTACACCGAAGCGGTGATGCTGGCGGACAACAGCGATTTCCGCGAAACCCTGCCGTGCCCTGAAATTTCCGGCACGCCCAACAATGGCTGGACCTATGGCTTTACCTTGCCTGCCACCCGCGTGGGCAAGCCCTTGGCATTTTTGACCGATGTGGTGCGCGAGCAATTTTTGCGCGCTCCCAATTTCATGTTGGAAGGCGGCAAGCTTTACACCAACCAGAAGCCCGTGTGGGCGCGTGTGCGGGTGTTGCTGGACCCTGAATATTGGGATGCTGGTTTTGTAGAGGCCTTTGCCACTTTATTGGCGTCGGCGCTTGCGGTGCCGCAACTGCAAGATCAGGACACGGCTGATATGTTGCGGGCGCGTGCTGTGGGCGAGCCGCGCGAGCAGGGCGGTGGTGGTTTGTTTGGCAAGCTGGCAGCGCTGGAACGTGCCGTGCAGCCACAGGGCCGCAACTTCATGGCCAATGACCCGCTGACGCTTGCGAGGCGCTGATGGTCGAGAAAGCAGGCTCTCCCTACCGTTCAGCCAATGCCGGTGAATTGTCGCCGGAAGCGGCGGGGCGTGTTGATGTCAAGCAATTCTATTCGGCAGGGCTTCGCTACAAGAACATGGAGCCGGTGCCGCTGTCTGGCTTTCGGGATATGGCGGGCAGCTTTGACAATGGCTTGGTGCGTGGGCAGGTTTCGGTTTTGGCGCAAAGTGGTGTGAGTGTGACGGCGGGGCCGCACACGGGCACACAAACCATCTGGCAGGCCACGGTAACCGGCAAGGTGGTGGCAATTGATTGCGCGGCGCTTGATGCTGACACGGGCGAACATGTGGTGCAGGCGCAAGCTCTTGTGGGTGCTACTTGGGTCAATGTGGGAAGCCCTGTGACGGTGGGCACGGCGGCGCGCGCCATTACCATGGCGGCTGCACCCGGTGCAGGGCTTGCCGCCACGGCGGTGCGCTTGCGGGCGGTGCTTTCAGTTGCGGCCAGCATCACCACCGGGGCTGTGGTGGTGTTGAGTGAAGCTGTGGCGCAAGATGTGCCGCGCTACACCTCAGTGCGGCATGACAGCGGGGCGCGCTATTTCTGCTCTCTGCAAACAATGTTTATGGACGTGTTCGAGGATGATGATTTTGTGGCCGGGGTTTACCTGCCCACGGTGACGGATGATGTTTTGCCCCATGTGGATTTTTATGCTGAGGATGCCACCATTGGCATTGCGCAAAATACGCTGCAAACCTTGCGTATCAGGCGGGGTGGATCGTCGGCGGAGTGGGTGCGTGACCTGTGGCCTTATGAGGGTATTCCCAAGGTTGATCTTGGCGGGGTTTACCCCAAAACTGATGATCAATGGGAGGTTCAGCTGAGCTGGACCGGCACACCTTTTGCCACGCTGACATTGACAGTGGATGGTGAAACCACACCGGGCATTCCATTTGTTGACAGTTTCAACGCTCCTATTGCCATTAGCGGGGCTGTTGATAATGCGGTGACTGCTGCTAACATCAAAGCAGAACTCGAAAATTTGCCAAGCCTGACTGGTGGCACTGTCACAGTGGTGATTGTGAATACCGCTGGCAGCGGCAAGCGCGTTGACATAGAATTTGGTGGCACCCTATCGGGCGCAGAGTACCAGCTGAATTCGAGCATCACCAATACGGCGGAAGTCGCGGCGCTTGCCAGCCATGTGACGATTGGCAAGACGGATTTTGAACCGCTGTTTTCGGTGGCGCGGGGTTACCCTGGTGTATTTGGGTTTGTGCAAGACAGGCTGGCAATGGGAGATATTCTTGCAGTGCCGCCTGCAATTTCCATTTCACAAGGTGGCGAATACTTCACCTTAAACATTGAAAGTGCAGGTGCTTCTGCGGCGCGGCTTGACAAGCTGCGGGCGGGGCAAGTGTCTGAGCGGGTGCTTGCCTTTGCTGAAGCGACCTATTTTTTGGTTGGCACTGATCGCGGCATTCACTTTGCTTCCAATCGTACGATCAGCAAAACTGATCCATTGAACTTTGTGCAGGTCAGCCAAGTGGGTTTGGTGCCTAACTGCAAATTTGTGAAGCTTGAAGGTAAAGTTTTCAGCATAGGCGCAAACCCGACTGGCGACAGCAGCGAAGGCCACCAAGTGTTGTCGCTGGCTTACTCTGAAATTGAAACCAGCTTTGATGCAACGCCGGAACATATTATGGCGTCTCACTTGGTGGATCGCATTACCCGCGCGGTGGGGCAGGTGGCCACGGGGCGTGGTGCTGCCAGCAAAATGTGGATGATGCGCAGTGATGGCCGTTTGATTGCGGCTTGCGTGATCAAGTCTCAGGACATTCTGGGTTTTTGCGAGTGGATTTCAGCCGATGGCGGCGCTGTGGTGGAGCTGCATGTGGACACGTCGAATGATGTGCGCCTTGCGGTGCGCCGTGGTGGCGTGTTGCGGCATGAGCGGCAAGACCGTTCCACGCTGTTTCATGCCACGGTGCGGATGACGCCGGATTTGGCGGGCACCATTCGCGGGCTTTCGCACCTCGAAGGGCGGCAAGTGTGGGCGGAAATTGAAGGCTATATGTTGGGGCCTTTCACCGTAAACGCGGGCGAGATTGAATTGGGTGATGTCTATCAAGGCCCTGCCCTGGTGGGGCTGTGGCAGCCACCCTTGTGGGAAAGCATGCCTCGCTACCTGATCACCCGCAGTGATGAGATTGTGCGCCGTCCCGGTCGCATTCATTCGGCGCGCTTGCAATTGATTGACACAACCAGTGTGGCGGTGGGGGCGAATGGCGGTGAAGTTGAGGACGTGCCTTTGACGACGACCAATGATCTGGTGACGCAGGGCCTGACCGAAAAAACCACAAGTGTGCGGCGTGTGGGCATGTTGGGCTTTAAAATTGGCCCGACCATGGTGGTCACGCAAAAGCGGCCGGGCAAAATTCATGTGCGCGATCTTGAATTTCAGGAGAAACTTTAAAATGATGATGATGGGTGCGCTTTCGGGCATGTTGGGTGGTGCCGGTGCTGCAGCTGGAACGGCGGGTGCAGCGGCGTCAACAGCCAGCACGGGGTTGTCAATTTCATCAATCCTGCAAGGTGTGGCCACGGTGGGTGGTGTTGTGGCGTCGATTGCGGCGGGCAATGCTGAAGCATCAAACCTAAAAATGCAGGCGCGTGATGCTGAAGAAGAAAAAACCTTGGAAGTGCTGCAAAGTGTTGACCGGAAGCGCAGCCTGTTGAAGGGCGCACAGGAAGCCATGGGCGAGATTGACACAGCCTATGCCGCAAGCGGTGTGGATTTGTCTTTCGGGTCAGCAGCGCAAGCCAAAAAAGATGTGTTCCGCGAAACCGATTTGAGCCTGAACAGTGAGAGTGCCACCACGGGTTCGCGCCTGAGCCGGTTGACGGAGCGAGCGCAGAATTATTATCGCATGGCCAAGGGTGCAAAACTTATGAGTAGGATTGGTGGATTGACGCGCGGGCTTTCGGGCTTTGCTGAAATTGCAGACAGGCGGATGTAATGGTTAATCTGAAACGTTCCACAGTGTCCTATCGGCCCTTTGAGGGGCAGGCGATTTTGCAAGATGGCTTGTTGGCGGTGCGCCGCCCAGGTGGTGAGGTGCAGCAGGCCTTGGCCAATAGCCTGTTTGGCGTTGCTGACCTTATGGGCAAGCGTGCTGACGCTGAAGCGCAGGGCCGCATTGAAGATGCTGTTGATGCCACGCGAGGTGCCAAGCTTTCAGTTGACATTCAAGGTGGTGACCGTGCGCCTGACACGCTGGTGCCGCGTGAAGGCGAAACCATTGAAACCACTGACCTGATGCCGAAGAAAGCGGCGGCTGCACCACAAAATGTGAAAGCTGTCATTGCCACTGCGGCTGCACGCCATGGTGTGCCGCTCAGTGCCATGATCAGAACGGCCAGCCTTGAAAGTGGATTTAATCCAAACGCCAAAAACGCATCATCGTCAGCTGGTGGGCTTTACCAGCAGATAGACGACAACGCTGCGCAATATGGTGTTCGCAACCGTTTTGACCCTGCACAATCAGCTGATGGTGCGGCGCGGTTCATGCGTGACAACTTAAACTATTTGAAATCAAAACTGGGGCGGCAACCCACTGATGGTGAATTGTACTTGGCGCACCAACAAGGCCCTGCCGGTGCTGTAGCCTTGTTGCGTGATCCGAACGCTTCTGCGGTTTCGGTTGTGGGTGCAAGGCGCGTTAAACTAAATGGTGGCCGTGTTGATATGACGGCGGGCGAGTTTGCAGCGCTGTGGACCAGCAAGGCCGGTGATGCCCCTGCCAGTGAAGGCTTTGGCACGATGCCAGACGTGGACCTTGGCGGTGATGGTTTTGACATTGTGCAGGGGGAGCGTTC